GGAGACTAGAAGAGGTTATAATTTCTTTGCTGCTGATAGTTTATGTGCAACTAAAGAAAGTGAGTTTAGATCAGAAAATTTAAATACTGAAGCATTTGGACCATACATTGAAAGACTTGGTAATCAAGCAGGAGATGTTGATTCTAGAAATAATATTCTAAAATCTGTGTTTTCTACTGATATGGACGTTTTTACTGCATTGAGAACTGGTAGATATAATTCAAACACTGCAACTTTTAATTTATCTACTGGTGAGTATAAAGAACATAAGTATAATTATTATGATCAATATGCAAATCAGGCACATTTAGGTGGACAGGAAAGTCTTGACGAGATTCCTGGAGTTAGTGAAAATATTACAACAAACGAAGGAAAGTATATGTCATTTGTTATTGACCATGAAAGATGGCATAACAAACTTTCAATCGCTTCTCCAGAACCTACAGATGGATCGGATGAACCTACACAATATGCCGACAATCATGGACAAATTACGTCTTATGCGTTGAGTAGATATAATTCATTAAAAACACAGCAGTGTACTATTGTAATTCCTGGAAATCCTATGATTTGTGCTGGAGATAAAGTAGATATTAAATTGATAAACAAAATAGCTAGTTCTGCATCTTTCACAGATCCTTGGGATAAAGAATCAAGTGGACTGTATCTCGTTAGTGAGGTTACCCACACATATGACACAACATTAGACCGAAATGGTCGATTTTTGACTACAATACGACTGATGCGAGATTCTTTCGGAATGCAAGATCAAGTGTCATCACATGGCAATAAATAACTACAGGAGGTAACTACCTATGGAAAATATCGAAGCACATATCAAGAAGGACAAAGAGATCCTTCAAGATCCAACTACTAATCCACAAATGCGCCGTCATATCGAAGGTGAATTGCATGACTTGGAAGAGTATGTCGAGCACCATAAAAAAGAAATCGAAGCAGGAGATCATCACGATCCAACTTACCTAGAACTATATTGCGATCAAAACCCATCAGAACCTGAGTGCCTAGTTTATGAGGATTGAGAATGGCAAGACTCGATGATTCCATATCCAGATTCCTTCCTGCCAATAAAATTGGTGCGGATCAATCTGGGTGGATAGGTATAATTGAGGGAAAAGCACAAGAAGATCCCAATAATAAAGGAGGATATCGCTACAAAGTTCGTATTATTGGCGATAATCCTGCTGATTTTGATGCTGTACCTACATCGGATCTGCCATGGGTATCAACTGCGATGCCTGTTAATGCTCCATATATGCCAGGTAATACTGGAGGAGCACATCCCCAACTTGAAAAGGGATGTTGGGTAATTGGAATTTACCTTGATGGAAACAAGCAAATTCCAATTATTACTTTATCTATTGGACAAGTTCCTGGCGCTACCCTGGTAGCAAACTTGTCTGGACCACAAAGACTTCAAGTAATACCGTTTGGAACAGAGATTCCAGATGATGTTAATCCTAGTACTGATGGTGATCCTAATACTACTGAAGCGAACACTTCAACTGGTGGACTGCCAGACGGCGATTTAAATGCTAATGGTGAAGAAAAAGTTCCCATTCCAACTAGATGGGATTCTAATGATAAAAGAGAAAAGTGGTGTCAAACACTAGCAGAAAAATGCGATGACCAAGATCTTAAGACTCAAGTAACTAGTATTCTTGGAGATTTTTTGAAACTGGTCCAAGATAATAATGGAAACATTGGAACATATGCTGTTAATCTAGCAAATGGAGAAATCAGTAATGTTATTGGTGATGCTAGAAGATCTGTCAATAAAATGATGAGAGTCATTCGTGAGTTTATTGCACGAGTGAAAGGATTTGTCATTGAGAAAATGACTAACGCTGTCAAAGATCTTATCAATGCAATTTTAAAACCAGATGAAAGTGGAAATGCACTAACACCAGTAACAGAGTGGTTTAATAATCTGCTTAAAGATCTAGGTTGTAAGATGGCAGATCTTGGAGAAAGATTAGAGAAGTGGTTGACTAATGTTTTGATGGGATACGTTCAGGACATTTATCGTGCTGCAGCATGTCAAGTTGATACACTAGTAAATGGAATTCTATCTAAGATTAATTCTTTGATGGAAGATATTCTAGGTAGTATTTTAGGTCCTATTCAAGATATTCTAGGTGCAATTGCTGGTCCTCTAAACTTACTAGGTCAAGCAGTCAATTTTGTATTAAATCTCCTAGGTATTTCTTGTTCTGGTCCAGACAAAACATGTAAGGTTTATAAAAAAATCTGCACAGATGGTGAAAAGAAAGAGAAGGGAGATGATAAAGACTTCTTAGACAATCTTTTAGATAGTATTGATAACCTCTTCCCTGCAACAGGAGCAGATTACACTCAATACACTTGTGAAGATGCTTACACTGGAACACCATTAGTAGCGACTAACGTTGGATTTACTGGCGGAGTTCCTTCCCCAACAAAAAATCCAGATCTTTCTTCTGAAGAGAATAAAAAGAAAATTTTCTATACTATTGATGATGTAGAGGTTGAGGAAGGACGAGAAGCATTATTCAGAGTTACTAGAAGTGGATATCTAGATGAAGCATCTTCTTTGAGATTTAGAACTCTTAAAAAGGGAACAGCAACTCCAGATGTAGACTATATCCCTGTTAGTGGTATTTTAGGATTTGCTCCTACTGAGAAACAAAAATTTATTGCGGTTAGAACTCTCTTCAATCAACCACAAGAAGTTGCAGAAAGTTTTTATGTGAAGTTGGAAATCAATTCACCTGTAGATGGCACTGACATTGGATCTAATTTCATCAAAAACATTGCTCAGGGAACTATCTTTGAGGAAGATCCTGTAAATATCGATGATCCTTATACTCCTGGAGACACTAATCCAGTAACAGGATTGGATGATGTATTCCCTCCAGAAACTACTGATGTTCTTCCAGAACCAGAAGAAGGAGAAGATACAACTCCAGATCCTGGTGAACCACCTAGGTACACAGTTACTCCTAATAGAACAGTTTGTCCAGAGGGAGAGTTTATTGTATATACAATCGAAACTTTCAATGTTGTTAATGGAACAGTTGTATATTACACTTTGACAGGTGATGGAATCACATCAGGAGATATCGTAAATGGTTCTCTTACTGGAAGTGTGAGAATAAATGATGCTAAAGCAAAAGTTACCATTGGTATTGAAGAAGATGGTGTGGTAGAAGAAGAGGAAGTTCTTAGATTTACTTTGAATGGTAAAGGTGTATTTGCTGATGTATTGATTACCTCTGAAAGTGATCTTGCAGATGATGATCAAAGTGAAGAGATTCCAGATCCATCTGATGATATTTTTAGACCTCCATTTGTAGATCCTGAAAAGATTATTACTGATGAAAATGGGGGAATCATTGATATCCCTATCGACACTCCTGGTGATCCTTGGGCAGAACCACCATACGTCTTTGTTGGTGGTGAGGGAGTTGGTGCAGTAGCATCTGCCCTATTAGATGAGAAGGGATTCTTGACAGAAATTCGTGTTCAAGCACCTGGATATGGTTATAAGTTAAACTTAGCGGAAGATAAAGGAGTTCGTTGTATCATTGACTCCTTTACTATTCTCAGACCTGGAAGAGGATACAAAGAGACACCACAAATGTATGTGGATGGAAAACTAGGAGTTGCAGAAGCAATTATTAATGATGATGGATTTGTTGTTGGAGCAAGAATTCTTGACAGGCAAAGAATTTTCCAAGAACTTCCAGAAATTTCTATAATTGGTGGCGGCGGATTTGGTGCTAAATTACTAGCATCACTAGCATGTCTAGATACTGAACAACTATCCACTATTGGTGCTACTAAGATTGGCACTGGTCAATATATTGATTGCCCATAATGACACAAGCTGCTAATAATTATCCAACTAATATTGCTAAGTCCACTACTCCTGACGAGTCGCAGACTCTGAAGAAGAATCCTCAGCGTAGGGTTGTACATAAGTGTCACCTAACAAGATCTGAAATATACGAAACACTTTATCCAGATAAACTTACTGGAAAGTTGAGTATCTGTGGTCCATCAGATTCTTTCATGTCTTTTAGTAGTGATGGAAAAATTAATTTAGTTACTGGTAAAAAATCAAAAGAAAGGGGTCCAGCATCAGGAGAGTTGTCTGTTACTTCATATGGAATGAAGGTCAGATCTGAAGAAAGAGCAGCATTTGAGTTTTCTACTGGAGAGGCAGACGAGGGAGAAGCACTAAACATTATGTGCTATGGAGATGTTACTGAAGATGCAAAAGGAAGTCAGAGAACAATCAAA